GGACTCCATTCCGCACATAGGAACTATCTTGACTATCTACAATTTCTCCTCTTTCACCGCTTTAGGCAAACGCTTTACTGTGGACATTAATGTCTACCAGGATAAGCGCCTTGTCTATCAGTTCGGAATCGACCTGGATCTTGAAAATATCCTGGACGAATTCTCACTGCAAGTGGCTGTCATTGAAGAAATTAAGTCTAGACTTAGTTCCTTTGATGCTTTCATAAGTCAACTGTTCGAACTTCAGACGTTTACGCCTGAGGATCTTGCAGCTTTAGTAATGCTCCGGGAGAAACTCTCGGACGGTATCGATGAGGAGTATGCTAGTACGGCAGTCATGTCGTATTTCGCAAACTTCGCATTGCTTAACCAACGTTACCTTGACGTATGATTTGAATGGAGTCCCCTAATAGGGCTTCTTTCTCTTCCTAGTAAGGAGAGACATCTACGCCTCGTAAGAGGTGTGATGCAATTTACTACCCCCGCAAACTTTAGGAGATGATTATGGCTACCGACAAAGACTCGACAAAATCGAGTTTCACTCGTGATCTGTTACTCGTTCAGTTTCAAACCTTCAGCCGCATCGTGCAGCGGAAGCACGGCTTTCCCGTGCCTCTGACGCTTGATGCAGCGAAAGATTTGGCTGACGAGGAACTTACCGCGTATGTGGATTCTTTGCGTGAGCTTGCTCATCTACCTCCTGTTTGATATGGGGGCTGGTTTCATCAACCTGCTATCGCAAGATAGCGATTTCGATGGGTGGTTTTATCTATTAAATCTGCTTTGGGAGATTTGGCGTGCCTTCTCCGGATGAAGATCTGAACAGTACCTTCCCATGGACCCAAAAGGTCTATGTGAGGGGTGTGCTGTCTAGTTCGACAACTGGTGAGCAGCTTACATCTCTTAAGCGATATAGAAAAACCGTCTCTGTGGTGACTCCCGGCTTTCGGAAGCTAGCCAGGAAGCATATGTACTTGACGAACAACCCGTACTCGAAGAACGTCGTGGTCACTAGTGACCCGAGGAACAACTGGTACGCGAAGTACGTCGAGCCGCCCACTTATTACGATGAATGGTATTGGGAAACCAATGTCCTCAAAGTCGTAGGTGCACCACAAATTATCGCTCCCGCTGATGACCCATCCCAAAGGGCCATCGCACAACTGCTTAAGAAACTGAGTGACACGAAAGTGAACACCCTAGTGACTGCGGCAGAGATGCATAAAACTGCGGACCTTATCGCTAAAACGGCGACAAGGCTTTATGACGCATACCGCGCCATAAAGAGAGGCGATTTTACGGGTCTCACTAGGTCGCTGGACTTAACAACTCCAGTCGGTGAACGCAAGCGCTTTAACAAGCGCTACAACAAGGCCAAAAGCCTTGATGCTCAAGAGCATAAATACTCTGAGCGTGGCGTCACCGTAGTAAGATCGAAGACTCATGTAAATGAGTTTATCGATAAGACTTGGTTGGAGTACTCATACGGCTGGAAGCCGCTCCTACACGATGTCTACGGCCATGCGCAAGCATTGGCCGAAACCACCGTCGAAAGAGCGAACGTGGTCCGACACGTCAAGGGTCGCGCGAAGACGCAGAAATCGAAAACTGCGTATTCCGTGGCCTCACCTGATCCTCACCCGATTAAGCGCGTATCTAACGATACACGCTGGGTCGAATATGGGATCGCGTATAGGCTTCAAGGTGGTACATTAAACACTTTCTCACAGTTCGGGATTGATAACCCGCTTGAGGTGCTGTGGGAGGTTGTGCCATTCTCGTTTGTGGCAGATTGGTTTATTCCAATTGGTGATTTTATAAAAAGCCTTACGGCGACGACAGGGCTCGTATTCTATACAGGATACAAATCCACGCGTCAACTCACCGATTTGAGAACCGAAGTTGCCCCTTGCGGGACCGTTAAACGAGCGGCGGCGGGTGCCTACGCTACGTACAGCGGCGCGACGATGGTTCAGACGAGTCAGAGCCTGTTTATCGACAGGACCTGGCTTTCTGACTTTCCAACGCCAATGACACCGGAGTTTAGAAACCCGTTTGGCAAAGGGGACGACTATGGTCTTAATAAAGCCTTATCGTCCGTTGCTTTGCTTCGAAGTCTCTTCCTCAGGAGAGCACCGTGATAGGATATCCCTATCGCGTAATTTCAACCATGAAAGTAGTGTAATATGGCCCAACGTGGCGCAATTACCTTGACTGATGCGGCGACAACGCCCGTCAACCGTGTTTACAAACCGCAACTGAGCAACGAAGGCCTGATTCTCTGGCGCGACACGACGCAAGCCGTGTTCGCGGGGCAGAATCGGCTGACGTTGTCGCAGCGGGTTGCAAACAAACAAGCCAGGAGCAACAAAGTCTCTTGGAAGCTCGAGTGTCCTGTCCTCGAGCAGACAGCAGCGTACGGTCCTTACTCCGTGGCGTATACCAACTTGGTGAATCTCGAACTCGTGCTTCATGACCGAAGCTCCCAACAGGAGCGTAAGGACATTTTGGCACAAATGCGAGACCTCATCGACGAGGCAATCGTCACTTCGCAAGTGCACGACCTCGACTTCATTTACTGAGCCGGCTAGGCTCCGTGAAAGAAGTCGTCCTTAATACGATAACGTAAGAAAGGTGCTCATGCACAAGCAGGAGTTAATACGGAGGCTAAGCCCCGTATCTCGTACCATCTCGAAAGAGATGTTGTTGTCTGTTTCCTCGAAAATCTTTGAAGCCGTTGATACCCCACGGTCCCTAGCTGCGCATTTGCTGTTGCAAAACGGCGAGTATGCTCAACTAGTGAATCTGGAAATCGACCCGAATAATTATAGTAGCGCTCATGCGTTTGCTGATGATTATTTGGTTTCAAAGTTCCTATCTAAGTTTCCAGATTTCTCTCACGAGGATCTGGACCCAAAGAAAAGAGCTTTGGAATCGTTCTTCAAATTCGAGGAGGCTTGCAGATTGACAAATCAAAAGTTTAAAGCACTGGAACTGGACCCATCCTTATGGGACCCGTCGATGCTGGCCATTTTCAGGCTTGCACGGCGAAAAATTAGTTCTGTGTTGAAAACCCCCGATTTGGAGAGAATCTCAAGCTCATTTGGATGGGGTCCTGGTGCCACTACGGCGGTATCAGGAAGTCATACCTCAGCCTACGTCAAGTTTAAAACTAGACTTGACGTAACGAGTAATAGTCTCGTCATGGGTCACTGCTGTGTGAACAGCACGCCCGCCTGGGTAAACTGTCAGTTGCAAACTGATGAGTTTCCTAGTGCTAGGGTCTCTCTTACCAGAGAGGCTTTCAGTATTGTCAGAGGCAACGAGATCGTGTTCGTACCGAAGAACGCGAAGACAGATCGGATTATAGCCAAAGAACCCCATGTAAATTCCTATTTACAGAAAGGTTTCGGTAGCGAAATCCGTCGTCTTCTTCGCGTACACGCTGACGTCGATCTGAAAGATCAGACGTATAACCAGCGTTTAGCGAAACGCGGCTCCCTTTACGGGGACTTAGCCACAATCGACCTGCAAGGGGCTAGTGATACCATCTCGCAAGAGCTGGTACGTTACCTCTTGCCGGCTTCGTGGCACGCGCTTCTCGACCAAATCAGAAGTAAACAGGGCTTTCTGCGCGAGCAGAAAACCTGGATATACTACCACAAATTCTCCAGTATGGGGAATGCGTGTACTTTCGAACTTGAAAGTCTGATTTTCTGGGCACTTTGTAAATCGTGCCTTGAAATTAATGGTGGAGAGCAGACCGTGAACGTTTACGGGGACGACATAGTCGTTCCAACGGAACATTACGGTTCTGTAGTGAAGGTTCTCGAATTCGCAGGGTTTTCCGTGAATCTACAGAAGAGCTTTAGCTCAGGTAGGTTTCGCGAATCCTGTGGAAAAGATTACTTCGACGGTACAGATGTCAGACCCATTTTCCTTAAGGAAACTATCTCAAATGTGGAAAGCCTTTTTAAACTGGCTAACAGTATCAGGCGCTATGCTCATCGCCGCAATTCTCATTACGGTTGTGATCATCGCCTTCATGCTGCTTGGCTACACGTTGCAGACCGGATACCAAAGCCATTTCGGAACTTAACAATTCCTGAGGGCTTCGGGGATTCCGGCCTACTGTCGAACTTCGACGAAGCGTGCCCCACCCGTCCGCAAAACGGATGGTGTGGGTATTTGTTTAAAGGACTTGTCCGCTTACCTGCAAAACAGGTAATGAGAGATGGGCATGCGGGTTACACCGTTATGCTGTCGGTCTCTGGCAATTCTTCGCCTCTTGCTGATCCGTCCGTTTTAGATCGTCTTGAACGACTGAAACGATCAGGCGTTCCCATAAGGAATCACCTGAATTTAATTGATCAGACTCTAGATGAAGGGTTACCTCTGCGGGGTCATCACGACCTGCGGAAAATGACATATCCCAAGATAACACGAATTCATACTCATAGCTGGTATGACCTCGGGCCATGGAATAATTGATGGCCCCACCTAGACGAGAGAATTCTCGTCTTTTCTGATTGATAAGATCAGTGGACCGTAAGGTTAAATAAG